TGTAACTGTTTGCTCAAAAGAATTTGCGCCTTTTAAATCATATTTAAAAAGTGCAGTTACACCTGTAACCGTTAATATTTGGTCTTCTTCTCCTGCTGTTGCAGTGTCATAAGTAATTGTTGACATTGTTCCGTAAGGAATAAAATAAATAGATTTTATACCGCCTACAAATTCTTTGCATCTTTCGGGTCTACCCGCTGTGAGTGTACACGCCATTTTGTTTTGTTTTTAAATGTGAATAAAATAAAGCGGAACTTTTACGCTCCGCTTTTTATTTAATATTATACTCCGTAAAGAACTACGTCTGAACCAATACCATATTGAACCGCTCCGTTGTAACGCATAATTACACGTACATTTTGTGAACCGTCTATATCAGCCATATCAATTACTTTAACAAGTGAATTGTCATTTAATAAACCACAACCAAAATAAAGATTATCAACCGTTGTTGCAACCATATTGTTTGCTCCAAGTCCGTTAGCCATAAAAATTGGAATACCGTCATAAGATAAACTTCCGTTTGTGTACCATTGTGTTCCCTGTGTGTTTGTTCCGTTTGCCCCTAAACCTGAAGCACCAAAACCACCCAATGCACGAACGTACAATTTAGCAATTTTTTGAGATACGTAAATTCTTAAATTTTCGTTTCCGTAAAGTGCTGCTGGAATTAAATCTACAGTTCTTCCGATTTCGCCAATTACAGTTGTTGCGTCTAAAGTTGTTGTCAATGGAGATGAAACGTCAATAACGTCTGAGTCTGCTAAAAATAAAGTTTTAAAACCTGCAAATTCTCCTGCTGTTGCGTTTGTTCCGTTCCAAATTGTAGTTTCAATTTTAGCTGCAACTTTAGCTGCTACGTGTGCAATTAAAAAGTCTGAAAAAGATTTAGGCAAAGTTTTAAAAGATGAATAACCCATTTCAGCCGACTGCCAAGATTGTGCCATATCCGCTTTGCAAATTTGTAAATTTACTTGGAATTCTTCTGTTGTTAAAACTCTTTCTGTTAATGTTATAGTTGAAGAAGGTGTAAAGTCACAAGTTGCGTTTGCAACGATGTCACCTGTTGCTACTTTTTGCATAACTTGTTTGTAAGCTACGTTAGGTAAGATAGTTACTCCGCCTTGCTCAAGTGTTGGTGCGCTTAATAAAGCTGCTGCTAAATACTTACCTGCAAATTGACCTTCGTAAGTAGTAGTTATTGAAGTTGTTGTACTTAAATTAATGTTTTTCATTATATAAATTTTTAAAGATTAAACTGTTGTAAATGTAATTGCTGCTGCTGTTGTTCCTATTCCTGAAACATACCAGTTAACACCGTCACAAGTTAATTGAACAAAGTCGCCAATTGTGTCAGCTGCCGTTGCAAAAGTAATTGTGTTTCTATTCGCTGAAGGTACGTTTACTGAATTAACAATAGCACCACCTTGAATAACACTTGAAGCCGCTAAAATCGTCCAAGCAGTAGTTGCGAATAACGCTTGTACTGTAAAACGGAAATTTAAACCTGCTGAAGTTGCTACTGCCGGTAATGTAATTTGTGCGCCTGCTGCTGCATTCAAAGAAAATTGTTTTCCAGAATCTGCTGCGCTTAAAGTAATTGCTGAACTAATTACTTGTGTTTCTAATACTTGACGTATTTCGTCATTTGATATTGAAATTAAAGTTCCACTCATTTTTTTTTATTTTAAAATTGTTAATATTTATTTGTTTATTTTTTCTAAAATTGAATCCATAATTGAACGTGGTCTTTTACTTGCGTATTGGAAGTGTTCAACTTCATTCGTGTTTTCAGGGTTAAATGAAATTGGCGTAATGTCTGAAAGTTCGGTTACTTCTGTTGTAACTTCGTCAACTTTAGACAACGTTTCTAATTTTGCTTTTAACTCTATATTTTCGTTTGTTAATTTTTCTATTTCTGCAAAGAATGTTTCTTTAACTATGCTTTCAATTGTCTTCTTTGCTGTTGGTGTTGCTTCCGCTTCAACTTCAACTTCTACTTCTGGAGCTTCTTCTTCAACAACTTCTTCTTCAGTTGCAACTTCTTTTATTTCTAAAATAATTCCTTCAACTTCTACAACTAAAATACGTCCGTCTTCTAATTCATATTCTCCGATTGGAACTGGTATTTTTTGTTCGTCTTCAGTTACAATAAAAACTTCTTTGTCCATTTCAAAAGCGTCTGCTTCAAAAATTGTTATTCCGTCCATTAACTTCATTGTTTCTAATTTTACTTCCATTCCAAGTAAAGTTTTGATTTGATTAATTACGCTTGTTTTCATATTTTTTTATTTGGTTATATATTTATAATTTAATTGTTTATTATTTGTTGTATTTTTAAATTAAACTGTGCCTATTCCTTGCGCTTGTAAACTTCCGTCACAACATTTTATTGAGTACGTTTTTCCGTCTTTACATAGGCAACCACGTTGACCGCCTTTTGGACTTGTTTTAGATTGTGCTACTTGTTTTGTTATTTTCTTACTCATCGTCCTTGTCGTGTATAAGTTTTTGTATAATTTTTACTTGACTTTAATTTGCTATTTCGTGTTTTTGCGTGAACTCCTGCACGTTTAACTTTCGGTTTTTTAAGATGAACTTTAACGTTAGTTTGCTTCGCCATTTAAAATAATTTCTTTGATTTTGTCAATTAAAATTTGGTCTTTATTTACTAAACTCATTTCGTATTTATCTGCAAAATAACCTTCAATACTAAACCCCTTTACTTCGCCAAGTTTTACTTTGTTCCAAATTTCATCGTTGTTTACTTTCATAGAAATAACCCACGTACCCTTTGGAAAATTAAAACCGTAGTTCATAGACTTGTCGTTTTTTTCTTCTGTAATCCAACTTTCGACAACTGACATTCCGTCTAACTTTTGTTTATGTTCTAAAGTTGCGTTGTTTTGGTTTGAGTTCATAAAAAACAATTCACTTGCTTTTCTTACAGTTTCTTCTGAAAAGTAAATATAGTATTCTTCGTTCTTGTCGTTCTTGCGGTAAATTTGTTTGTTAGGTATTAAAGCCGCACCCATTAAAATACGCTTTTCAGCATCTACTTCTTTTAATTCTATTTCGTGTTTTTTTAGTGCTATAAAGTCGCTTTCTATTGCTGGACTTTCTACAACTGAAACTGCGTCTATTCCGCTTGTTTCGTCTTTTTCGTCAATTATTAATTCAACTATTCGATACATAATATATTAATTTAATTATTGTTTGTTTGTTGTATTTTCTAACCGCCTAAAGTTGCGTTTGCTAATCTATTTCTGTCTAACGACTGTTGTGATGTTACTTGTCCTGAAACTACATAAGCTTGTATTGGTTGTTGGTTTAAACTTGCAAGTTGATTAACACCGCTTTGACCTACAACGTTAAATTGTGGTGCTGACATTGTTGGAGCTGTTGCACCACCACCACCACCGCCTACACTACCTGAAGGCGCACTTCCACCGCCTAATGTTTTTAATGCCTTTGCTGTTGCTGCTATGTTTGCAGCTATTCCTATTCCTGTACTTATGTTGTTTAATGCTATAACAGGAGCTGCGGAAACCCCACTTGAAGCAATTGCTTGTGGCGTTGCTAATGCACCTGCGTTTGCTAATTTATTTGATATAATCATTTTAGCAATACCAATTGCGCTTTCTGCTATAATTGCAGCTTTTTGAACTCCTTTTGATTTTTCAAATAAACCTTTTATTAGCTGAACTCCTTGTAGTGCTGTGTCTAAACCTTGTTGTTGTATAGCTAATTTGTGTTCAGCTTCTGCCTTTGCTATTTGTATTGATTTTTCGCTTGTCTCTTTTTCAATTTGTAATCGTGTTTTTGAACTATTAACTACACCTTGTATTGCATTTTTTGAAGAAACAGTTTTTAACTGCAATTCTTGGTCATATTTAAGTTCAATTTTTAATTTTTCGGCTGCTTCTGCTTTTTTTAATTCTGTTATATCTAATTTATGTTTTGCAGCTTCATCGTAAAGTTCTTTGTATTTTCTTTGAACTGCAACAATTTCTTTTGCTTCATCGTCTAATAAACTATCTGAATATGCAGTTTCAAGTTCTCTTATTTTCTTTAATGTTTCTTCCTTTTGTTTTACTTTTTCTTTTTCCTTTTCTTCGTTTTCTTTTCCACGTTCTTTTGCTGCGTTTATAGCTTCTTTATTTTCGGCAACTTCTTGGCGTGCTAACATTTTTTTCTGCCTGTTCAATTTTATGCCCGTCATTGCGCCTTCGGTTTCAGCTTCGTTTAATGCAATCGTTGCTTCACGAATTTGTTGCTTCATCTTTATTTCTGCTTGCCCGCCTAATGCCTGTGCTTTTGTTTGTAATATTTTTAAATCAAGCGCTGCGATTCGTACTCGTTCTTGTGCTGCTTTTGTTTCTTCTCTTGTTACTTCTGCAAGTGCTTTTTTCTTGTCTTTCATAGACGCAGTTTCATCCGTTAAAGTTTCTCTTGATTGTACAAGTAACTTATTAACGAATGATTGTGAAACAGCTTGCTCTTTTTTTGCCTTATTATTTGCTTGTTGTTGTTTTTCTAAATTTCTAACAATACTAAATGTTGTTCCGTCTACTGCTTTTGCTAATTGATTATAAGAACTTGTTGCTTCTCCGTTTGCGTTTTTAATCGCTTCGGATGCACCTTTAAAATCTAAAGTTAAAAATTTATAGGCGGCTTGTACTGCATAACCAAAAGCACGAACTAAACCCATAGTTGCGTCTTTTACTTGTGTTCCAACTGCACTCAATCCTTCCCAAACTTGCGCTATTTGTTTTCCGCCTTGAACGTTAGATTGAAACGCTTCATAAACAAGTTTTAAACTTGCTACAATTCCTGCAATAAGTAAAACAATTGGGTTGGCAAGTAACTTTGTAAATTGTGCGCCTAATTTCATAACGCCACCTTCTGCCGCTCCAAGTCCTGGCACAAGTCCTGTAATTGCAGTTTTAATTGCTGCAAACGTTCCCATTTTAGCACCTGTTGCTGCACTTGCATTTCCTAAAGTTGTAACTCCTGCCGCTGCCGCTGTTGATGAAGCCGCAACACCACTAATTTCAGCCGATGCCTGTGAAGCGTTTGTCTTTACTTGTATTTCAATAACTCTTTTTTCAGCCATTATTTTTTAGTTTATTTGCCATTAATTTTTTTCTCAATGCTTGTTTATATTGCTCTTTTATGCTTGTAGTAAATTTATATTTACCTTTTGCTATGTCTATGTTTTCACTTTCTCCGTAAAAATCACTTAATAAAAGCATTTCTATTATTTTGTTTATCATACTTGGTTTATTATTATATAGTTTGTGTCCGTGTTTCTGTTGTTGGAACTTAATGTTAAAGTAATTACTCTTGCTACATTAATTGGAACTGTTACATCTAAATAACCTTCGCTTGTAAATTTTGCGTTTGACAAAGTAACGTTACTTGCATTTGCGCTTTTTGTAATATCTACTGTGTCTGAACCATTTGGAAATAAGATTGCAAAACGTAAAGTATTACTTGTTCCTGTTGGTGTGTCAACTAATTTAATTGGGTTAACTTGTGCGAAGTCATTGATTAAAGTAAAACTTACATCGCCAGTTGTCAAGTCACTTTGCATTTCGTTTATTAAATAACGTTTGTCTCTTATTATAAGACGGTCATTTAATTGTAAACTTGTAAGTAAAGAAACAGGAAGTATTGTTTTAACTTTTACTAATCGGTTTTTTGGGTTGTATAGGTTAACTAAATAATCTCTGTAATATAAAGCGTATATCGTGTTTTTGTTGTTTTCTAAATAAAAGCTTGAAATTTCTTCACCAAAATTTAATGTTAAAGGAATTGTGCCTGTTTCAAATAGTATTTCGCTATCTTGTCCAAATGGAACGTAATTAGTTATGTTTGCTTGTCCGTCCCAATGTATATGTCCGCTTGTTATAAATTCTTTTTTGTTCATATACAACAAAACAGGTTTAGGAATATAAGGAGCAAGTTCTTTGTTTAAGCAATAGCCTACTTGTAATTGATTTCCGAAGTTATTATGTAGTAAGTTTTCAAATGGACTTTCTATTTTGTATTCGCCACCATCGTAATTAAAACCTATTTTCGTGTTTCCGTAGCCGTGTGCGTCTGCGTTTAATGGACTTTCTAAAAAGTATTTATTAAGCATACATTCGCTATCGGCATACTTAAACTCAATAGACTTATAAAGTTTCATTCGTTCAATTTCAATGCTTGTTATGTCGGTGTATTGCGTTATGTCAACTACTGCGCCTTTAGAATACCAATAAGGTAACGGGTCAAATGTAAAAACGTTCTTCGTGTTTGAGTAAACTGTCATATTAAATTCTTTGCATATTCCAGAAACAAAATCACTAATTTTCATATCAGGTGCAGCAGCTTGTAAATTAGTTAAATTAATTGTCGTTGCTGTTGATGTCGCTGTTGCTGTTTCGGTTACTATTGAAGACGTACTTGTATTGTAATAAATTCTTTTATAAAGTATGCTAATATTTATTGTAAACGGAACAAGTGGAATTGCATAACCCCTAATTTTAAACGTGTAAGTGCCATCAATTTCAATTTCAAATGGAAAATTTTGCACGTCTGACGCTGTATCACCCCCAATACAAGCAACAAAAACATTATTTTTGTACATATCAATTACATACTCACTTGGACTTGGACTTAAACTTGTAACTGTTAGTTCTAAACCGTGACTTACTGTGTTTGTTGTTTCTACTTCTAATGGTGTAAATATATTTGTTGTTGTGTTAAATGCACTTGACAAAGTACCGCTAACACTTAATAAGTCTAAATCTACTACGGGAAAGTTTCCAAAAACGCTTTTATTCTTAAAAAATAAAAATGCTTTTCTAAATAAGTCACTTTGTAAAAATAAACCATTAAATGTTATTCCGTATTTTGCTTCAATTAAATCAAATATACTTGCAACTCTAACCGCAGGAAATAACTCCGTAAAAACTATTTCACCTGAAGCGTGTCCAATGTTGTTAACATTACTTGCAGGGTATTCATACCAATTAGGTAAATTAGCAGTCGGTAGCGGAAAACTTGAACCAAACTGCCAAACTCTATTTGAAGTAATCAAAGGGTAACGCACATCATAATCAGTTACCGTGCTATCTGTTATCACTCTATTATATACTTCCGTATTTGTATAGTCGTGGTCTAATGTT